CGCTGGCGAATTTGGATACAGTCGTGCCGACAAGCAAGTCGGTGACGACGGCCATCGCTATAGTCGGGAATATCGTCACTCGCTCCCGATTCGAGAAAGGCTTTGGCGAGCAACTGATGCCAGCCGATGGGTTCACCTCGATGAATCTCGGCGGGCTTTTCGACGAGGATTCCTTGGGAGATCTGATGCCGTCCGCGGGAACGACTATCGACACATTTTATGAGGTGGACGGCAGCGATAATCTGATGCCCATGGCGGTATAGGAGACTATATGGCGAGCAGGGGAATTGTACCGAGAGCTGACAATGAAGGAACCATCGGGACCACGTTGAAACGGTGGGCGACTGCATTCATCGCGGTGATGAATGGAATCACGTTCACCAGTGGAGCCAACACCTTCAATGCAACCGTTGGCACCGCCTCCCTCGACGTAGCTCCAGGGGCGGCGGCGGACATAAATGCGAATCTGACGGTAACAACAGCGACCACACTTGTGGGCGGCAATAAGACCTTGACAATGAGCCAAAACGCCACCCTCGACGAAGCTGTTGCGCTCTCGAGTAAAATCCCTAAAACAGCAGCAATAAGTGGCGTTACCGGGTCGGGGACTGCTGGAGTATTACGGTGTAGCAAAATAATTGTCTATGACGGTACTGCAGCGAACACAATAAAGTGTACAGTCATAAATTTAGTTAACGGAGATGCAAGCGCGGTAACAGCCGACATTGCAAAAGGTGCGACCGTCGGGAATTTTAGTCTTGATGCAGGTGGCACATTGCTGAAGTGGTTAGCTTCTGGAATCACTGGTACGTTCATTGAGGTGCTATCGGCAACGATGCACGAGCCATCTGGGACATTAACACCGACTGCGATACAATGTGGAAACAGCGGTAGTAACGATATGAATATGTATCTATCCAAGGATTCAATAGGCGGGGTGTATGACTGGACGACGATTAGTGTCGGTGGGTACTTTATATTTCGGGTGTTATATATGACTGACGCATAAGGAGACATGTAATGGCACTGATTACAATCGACATCCCGGACGAATTCTTGGCAACCTATGAGCGATTGAAGAAGGATGGCCGTCTGGATCGGTTGGCAAATGTGGTCGAGCAGCTCAAGGACAGCCGGGATAAATACGCCCGCCAGGATGATGCGGACCTCGCGGCGCAGATGCGGGCACTCCCGCTGGAGCAGCAAGCGGCCATCAAGGCCACCTATGCGGCAAGCCGGGTGGCGGTGACCATAGGGGTGAAGTGAGGATCCCCTGATGGCTATCAGACGGCGCGCGCAACTCGGATTAGGACAACTCGGCGGCACTGCGTTGGCGGGCTTAGAGACGTTCGAGGCGGCCGGGGTCCTGACGGCGCCGGGACCTGGGATCGAGGCATCCGGTGCCCAGACCTTCATCGGGACGGGAGTTGTCACCGCTCCGGGCGCGAGTCTGGCGGGCGCCGGGGAACTGACGTTCGCAGGATCGGCCGCCCTGACGGGACCGGCTGGCATCCTGACCGCATCCGGTGCGTTGACGTTTACTGGGACGGGCGGGATCACGGCCCCGGCGGCAGCGCTGAGCGGGACCGGCCTTGTAGTCGCACCGCCCACGCCATCCCCCGTGCTCTCCGTCGGTGGCTACGCGATCCCGAAACGTTTCCCCCGCCGTGCGATCGTGGGCCGGGGCAATGTCACGGCGCCCGCGCCGAGTCTGCACGGCGAGGGGCAGGTGGTATTCACAGGTGCGGCATGGGTAGCGTCCCCCCCGCCCGGCCTGTCGGCATTTGCCGAGTTGGGATTCGTCGGACGCGGCACCATGACCAGCGCGTGGCCGAGTGTCCGGGCATATGGGGAGATGATTGAGAGCCTCGATGATGCGCTCATCGAGGACCTGCTGGCAATGGGAGTACAGATATAACGGAGTGAACAACAACTGAAAGTGCCCACGCCCGGCTGATCACTGGGCGGGAGCGATCCGAAGAAGAGCCCGTTACCGTTCGAACGGCGGTAACGGGTTTTTCTTTTGGGCATTATCGAAAGGAGGAAATACCGATGGTAGGCAAAATCAGTAAGGTCCCGCGCGAATGGTATCGAATCACATGCCAGGCTGACGCGACGGTGGCGGAAATCTGGATATATGACGTCATCGGCGAGTCTATCGATTACCGGACGGGGGAAGTCAGCGGGGTGAGTGTGACCGATTTCCTCGCCGCGATTCGGGCGCTCCCGTCGATGGTTAAGACGCTCAAGGTCCACATCAATAGCCCGGGCGGCGAGTGGGCCGGGTCCATCGCCATCGCCAACATGCTCCGGGAACTCAGCAACTCGAAGAAATGCACCGTCGAGACCATCACGGAAGCCCTCGCAGCCTCCGGGGCCAGCATTGTCTTTTGCGCCGGGGATACCCGCCGCGTCGCGTCAAACTCCGTCGTCATGATCCACAACCCGGCGGGGTGGTGCATGGGCGGGGCAAAGGACATGCGTAGCTTGGCGGATGGGCTGGACGCCATGCGGGATTCCTGCGTGGCCACCTACCGCTGGGTCTCGAATCTCACCGTCGAAGCGATCCAGGCAATGATGGACGCGGCCACCTGGATGAGCGCCAAGACGGCGCTGGAGAGCGGCTTCGCCACCGAGATCATGGAGCCGGTCCTGGTAACGGTGTGTTTCGATTCCCGATCGGTCAAGGCGCTCGGCGAGATCCCCGAGGAGTACCGCGAGCGTGTGGCGGCATTGACGGCCAAGCCGGAGACCGAGCAGCCGGAAGCGATCGTGGTCAAGGCGGGGACAATTCCGGCCGAGGAAATCGCCGCCCTTGCTGCCGCTCCCACCGCCGATGTCCCCGGCATCCTCGCCGAATGCAAGGCCGCCGGCTGCCTCGACATGATCGAGGAGCTGGTCACGGCCAACGCGAGCCGCGAGCAGGCGAAGGCCCGCGCGACCGAGGCGAAGGAGACCCGGGGTCTGTGCGCCGCGGCCAAACTGCCCGACCTGGCCGACGGCTACATCAAAGCGCGGATGTCCGTCGCCGATGTGCAGACCCACCTCACCACCATCACGGCCAAGATGGACGCGGTGGAGATCATCACAACCCTGCCGGTCAATGGGGACGCACCCAAGCGCCCCGCGTCCCGGCTGAACCCCTCGGCGATTTACGCCGAGCGCAATGCCCGCGCAGGGCAGAAGGGAGCATAGGCCATGAGTTCGTTGACGGAGAGCACACACACCGGAGAGTTCATCCTGTCGGAGGCGAACGGGACGCTGAGCCGGGAAAACGTCACGGTCACCGTCCCGGCCGACACCACCCTGGTCGCGGGGGCCGTGCTGTTCCTCAGCGGCGGCTACTACATCCCCATCACGTCCGGGATCACGACCGGCGACGAGCTGGGCATCCTGTACGCCCCGCTCACGAACGAGGCCGCCGCTCCGGCAAACATGGCGGGCGTCATCCTGAACAAGGTATGCGAGGTGCGCGGGAGCGACCTCGATTGGAACAGCATGGCGCATGCGGTGGTGGACACGGCGATCGGCCTGCTGGAAGTAGCGGCCGCCCTGGTCCGCGACTACACGGTTCCGGAGGACGGGAGCTAGACCACAGAGCCATCAACGGACGCTCTGGTGAGCGCCGAGCGGATTGATCATTGAGTGCCGGGAGAACCCGGGCACAAAGAGAGGAGAAAAAATGCCGACTTTGGACGTCTTCCGGGCTGATGCATTCAGCCTCACAAGTCTCACCGAGGCCTTCATCAAGGCCGACTACCAGCCGGGGCGTCTCGGGGCGCTCGGGCTCTTCCGCGAGCGCGGCATCACGACCACGAGCGTCATGGTGGAGGAGAAGGAGGGCCAGCTCTCCTTGATCTCGACCTCGCCGCGCGGCGGTGTTCCCAGCACCATCGGCAAGGCGAAGAGGACGGCTCGCTCGTTCCTGGTCCCGCACCTGGAGCGGATCGGCCACATCAACGCGGACGAGGTGCAGAACATCCGCGCCTTTGGAAGCGAGACGGAGACGGAGGCGGTCATGACCAGGGTCAATGGCATCCTCGCCGAGCTCCGGCCGATGCACGAAGTGACCCTCGAATACCACCGCATGGGGGCGCTCCAGGGCGTCATCCTGGACGCGGACGCCTCTACCACGATCTACAACCTTTTCACCGAATTCGACGTGCAGCAGCAGACGGGCGCCATCGCGTTCGCCACGTCCACGACCGACATCCGTAATGCCATCGTCGCCATCCTCCGGCTGATCGAGGCCGAGATGGGCGGGACGGTGGCCACCGGCTATCGGGGCTTCTGCGGCGCGACGTTCTTCGACGCGCTGATCGGTCACGCGACCGTCAAGGAGGCCTTCAAGTACCAGCAGGGGCAGCAGCTCGGCGCCGACCTCCGGACCACCGGATTCAATTACGGCGGGGTGATCTGGGAGGAGTACCGCGGCAGCGTGGCGAAGCCGGACGGCAGCGGGAACGCCTCTTTCATCAACGCCTCGCAGGCGTTCATCGCGCCGATCTGCAACCCGAGCATCTTCGTCACCAGTTGGTCTCCGGCTGACTTCATGGAGACCGTCAACACGACCGGTCTTCCGGGCTATGCAAAGATCGCGATCGATCCGTTGTACCAGAAGTGGGCCGAGGTCCTCACCCAGAGCAATCCGCTCTGTCTGAATCTCCGGCCGCGGGCGGTCTATAAGGCGACGATGTCGTAAGCGGAGCGTTCCATGTCTGACCTTCGCCCAAACATCGCGTTTGCCCTGGCGGCGTTCGGGGTAGGCGCGACGGTGACGCTTCCCGGCGGGAGCCCGATAGCCACGACGGTTATTTGGCTCTCGCCAGTGGCCGTGGATACGCCCGGCGTGATCCATCCGACCAACGTCCCGCAACCCGCGCTGGCGTTGTCACGCGCCGACGTGCCCAACGTGCCACGTGGAACATTGGTCGAGGCCCCCGAAAGGGCGGGGGGAATCGTGCGTTCCTGGATCGTCGAGGCTGTCCTCGGTATGACGGCGGACGAGGTGCGGGTGATCGTGATCCCTGGTGAATCCTAAGCCGTGCGAGGCGATAGATGCCCAACCTTCTGACGGTCACCATGGACACCCGTCAACTCAAGCGGGCAATGGCGGACCTCAAAACCAAGGCTCCGGTTGCGATCGCGCGCGCGTTGAATCGCACCGTCAGCAGCGCCAAGGCGTTGGCGGTGAAACTGGTTGCGAAAGATATAGGGGTTACGCAAAAGACAGTAAGGCCGAACATCATGGCGGTGAAAGCATATCCGACGAAGCTGCTAGCCGAATTGTGGGCTAGCGCGAGGGCTAAGGATATTGGCGTGGCCCGCTATAAGTCGGAGAAGCGTGGCCGGATTCCCATTTACGGCTTGAAGGCTAAGGGGCCAATCCCATCACGCGGAAAAGGCAAAGGCGTAACCTATAAACTCGCTGGCGGACGGGGAGTCGCACCGCACGCATTTATTGCAACGGTGAAGGCGGGAAAGCATGGATCGACACACACGGGCGTCTTCCAGCGCATTCCCGGTACGCAAATGCGGTCAGCTCGGAAGACGCTACGTGGGGAATTGATTAAGCGAGAAATGATCGCAGAACTTTATGGCCCGTCTATCCCATGGGTCTTTTTCAAGAGAGCGATCCTGCACGCGATGGTACAGAGTGCAAAAGAGAATTTGTCTAAGTACATGAAGCATGAAGTCGAGCACCTGCTGAGCAAGAAAGGCTGACATGGCGAAGATGGGGGCACACCTCACGAAACTGGACAAGGGCTGCACGCTCACCGTGACGGTAAATATCACGCGCCGGCTCCGGTTGCGCATCTTCCTGGCGAAGTGGCTCATCCACCTGGCCGGGCACGTCCTGGGGTGCAGCGCGGACGTACAGGAGCAGACCAATGCCGAGTGATCCGATCCGCGAATTGATCCTCCAGGACTGCGCGGCGGCCCTCTGGCTCATCGACGGCACGGGAGCCTATTACTCGACGCTCGCCGATGTGCAGCGGGGAAAGGCCGTGCCGAACATGGAAGACCCTCTCCCGGTCGCCTTCCTCGACGAAGGGGACGAGGATCAGCCGGAGGAAGACACGAATCTCCTGCTCAAGTGGAGTCTCCCGATCGCCGTGAAGGGCTGGCTCCGCTCAGCGGATGAGTCCCTGCACACGCTGGCGAATCGTCTGCTCGCCGATATCGAGCGCGCCATATGTGCCGATCCCACGCGCGGCGGGCTGGCGAAGAGAATCACGATCACAAGCAGGGGCATCACCACGGATGAGGCGCCCGGGACGCTGGCATCGGTCCAGGTGCAATTCCTGGTGCAATACTACACGCTCCGGGGCAACCCGGCGAGCAAGGGCTAACTCATCATGGCCGTCCAGCTCCTCCATCGACCGATCCGACAGGCGCCCGCTCCCGTGCGCATCATGGCGACACCGCCCCCGTCCGATTCCTGGACGGCTCTCCGTCGGCTGGTCGGTGCCCGGCCCTCCGGCATCATCCAATTCCCGACGCGACGCTCCCGACTGGATGAGATGCGACCAGGTGAGACGCTCCTGATTGTTCGCAAATATGGCGGCCTCGGCGACATCCTCATCAGCAGCATGATTTTTCCGATGCTGGCCGAGCAGTATCCGCACATCCGCGTGACCTACGCCGTCCCGAAGTCCTATCACCCGCTGTTCGAGGGATCGGGCCTGGCGCTGCGGCCCTACGAGGATGTGTTCCACGGCGAGACCGCCTATTCTCGCGGTGCCGTACAGCCCGAATTGCTTACGCAGTACGACCTCATTGAGGACATTTCGAGCCCGTGCCGCCACTGGGAAATCTTTTTCGAGCGCTACGGCGGGACGAACGGCTGCAATGGCAACGGCCTGAAGTGGCGGAACCGGGTGGATATGTGGAGCCGCTGGTTCGGCCTGCGCGTCGAGAATCCCCGGACCAACATCGTGATCCGCGAGGGCGAGCAGGTGGCGGCCCGAAGGCTCCTCGCGCAGACCGTGGGCACGGACAAGCCGGTCTGCCTGATTGCGCCGTTCTCGGGCAACTCGATCAAGTCCTATCCCTGGTTCTTCGACGTGGCCCGGAAGCTCAAGGCCGATGGGTGGGCCCCGGCGCTACTCTACCAGTCGCCCGTCCCCGGCTCGCTCCCGACCCTCTCCGGCCTCAGCATCCGCCAGATGGGCGCAGTCTGCTCCGTCGCGGATCTGATCGTCTCCGTGGACACCGCGGCCTTCCACTGGGGCGGCGTCCTTGGCCGGCCGACCATCGGGATCTACAGCATCAACGACGGGGCCACCTACGCGAGATACTACCCGACGGCCCGGATCGTCCAGACCTGCGACACCCCGTGCATCATGAGCCGGTATTCCCCCGGCGGTGTCAACTGTCCCAAGCATACGACCGAGCGCCTTCCGGCTCTCCACCGGCCCGGCATGGGGCTCTCGCGCTGCTATCCGTCCGCGTCGGTCGATCGCATTGTCGAGGCGGCCAGGGCGATGCATCCTGTGAGGAGGGCGTGATGGGTGTGCAGCTTCTGCATCCCCGCCATCCTGCCCCGCGGCCCGCAACCCCGGAGACCGAGTGGACCGCGCTGCGTCGGCTGATCGGCGCCAACCGGCTGGCAATCCCGACGTTCAACACGCGGCGATCGAGCCTCGCCGACCTGAAGCCCGGAGAGCAATTCCTGATCCTCCTGCGCTATGCCGGGATCGGGGACCACCTCAACGCCTCCATGATCTTCCCGGCGCTCCGGGAGCAGTACCCAGAGATCCGCGTCAGCTACGCCATCCCGAGCCGATTCCACCCGCTCTTCGAGGGGACGGGCGTCAATGTAATCTCACACGACGGCCCGGTTGACCCGGCGTGGTGCACGACCTACGACCTGATCGAGGACATCAATACGCCGTGCCACGCATGGGAGCAATTCTTCGTGGCGCGCGGCGGGACGGACGGGGACGGCCATGGCATCCGCTGGCGGAATCGGCTCGATGTCATGGCGGGATGGTTCGGGCTTCAGGTGGCGCATCCCCGGTCCCCGATCACCATTCGCCCGGACGAACAGACGGACGCGCGGCACCTCCTCGCGCACGCGGGAATCCACGGAAAGCCCCTCTGCCTCCTTGCGCCGTTTTCCTTCGCGGCATCGCGGAGCTATCCGTGGTTTGCCGACCTGGCCGAGCGGCTGACCGCTGATGGGTGGGCGGTGCGACTCCTGCATGACCGGATCATCCCTGGACCGGTGGCGACTCTCTCTGGTCTCTCCCTGCGCATGATGGGAGCCGTCTGCTCGGTGGCCGACCTCATCGTCTCCACCGACACAGCGGCCTATCACTGGGGGGGCATTTGCGGTCGGCCGACTGTGGCGTTCTTCAATTCCCAGCTTGGCGTCAACCACTGCCGGGACTATCCCACGGTCCACCCGGTGCAGACGTGCGCCACGCCCTGCATCACCAATGTGCGATGGGGCGGCGATACCACGGCCTGCCCGCACCTCACGCAGGAGACCCTCCCGGACGTGCCGGGCCTCGGGCTCTCTCGATGCTTCGGGCGGGAGACGGTCGACCAGATCATGCTGGCGGTGCGGACCGTCGCAGGAACCCATCGAGACTCACGAAAGGAGACCACCCGGCAATGACTCCCCCTGCGATTCGGCTCAATCTCGGCTGCGGCTCTGACTGGATGGGGACCGACATCATCAACATCGACTCGCGCGTCCTCATCCCCCCGGCGGACTGCACGTATCTCCGGGCCGACATCGCCGACCTCTCGGACATGTTCGCCGACGGTGCGGCGGTGGAGATCTGGGCGCACGACGTGCTCGGGCACTTCCCGCAGGCCCTTGGCGGCGCCGTGCTGGATGAGTGGGTGCGCCTGCTCGCCCCCGGCGGAATCCTCCACATCAAGACCCCGGATCTGGAGGCGCTGGCGCGGTTCATCCTCAGCCCGTTCGTGACCACGGTCGGGCCGTGGGAGAAATCCCTCGGCTGGAAGGTCGGCGACCGCTGGCCCGATCGGCAGATTGCCCTGCAGGTCTATGGCGGCCAGGACTACCCGGACAATTTCCACCGCGCCGGCTACACGATCGCGCTGCTCCGGGAGATGCTGGAGGCGCGCGGTCTGGAGATCGTGACTGCTGGATACGAGGGGACCAGCAACCTCAGCATCACGGCCCGCAAGACGGCACGCGGCCAGCGGTTCGATGGGATCAAGCGCGTTGAGAACATTGACCGGGAGATGATACCGTACTACTCCCCGAAGGACGACTACGCGCAGAAGGCCGAGCACCCAGGCCACTCGGGCAATTACTACGAATGGTATTACAGCTACGCCCAGGCGCTCAAACCGAAAACCGTCCTGGAGATCGGATGTCTATACGGCTACTCCGCCATTGCCATGGTCATGGGGCATCCGGCGATCGAGCGGCTCTATCTCTTCGATTGCGGCGCCTACGGGGTCCCGCTCGCGGTCGGGGTGGCGAACATCGCGCGGCTCTTCCGGGGGACGATCATCGGCGCGGCGAGAAATACCCAGGAGTTGACGGCGCTCGAGCTCCCCGAGCAGATCGACCTGATCCACGTGGATGGGGACCATAGCGCCAAGGGGCTCGCCCATGATCTGGTCCTCGTATTCCCCTGTCTGGCCCCCAGGGGTGTGATCATCGTGGATGACGTGACCGCCTGCCAGGAGCTGCGCGGGGTCTGCACCGACTTCGCGGCGGCGCATGGGCTGGTGTCGCAGTTCATCCCGACGTTCCGCGGCCACATCTTGCTCTCGCGGCCGGATGAGGGGACGGTCGCCCGATGAGCGGCGTGAGCGACAAGACCGGCCGGGCCTTCGCGTTCGGCTTCTGCGGGGCCTGTGGCGCGCCGCTGAATGGGCCAGGGAAGAATTGCTGCGATGCACAGTGCCAGCGGGACTTTGACCACGGCAAGCGCCCCGTGGGGCTCACGGGGGTTCGATACGAGCACCACCGGCAGGAGGCGAGAGCACAAGCCTGAGATCATGGCGCGGCGGGGGCGATAACCGCCAGCCGCTTCTTTCACCCGCAGCACAGAGGAGGGCCGTGAAATGCCAGACAATGACAACCTCGAATTGGGGCCGGTGATTGCATACCTCGAAGAGGATGGCTCCGACGTAGATGTCGGATACATCGGCACCGCAACGATCAACTTCTCTTCCGAGATTGGCCCGCTTACCGCATCCCGGAGAGGAACGAGTCCGATCGGCAAGATCGTGACCGGGAGCGGCATCCAAGTCGTGATCGAATTCAAGGAGTTGACGTTTGACAACTTCGCCCGCGTTTATCCTGGAGCGGTGGTCACGGGCGATGGTGGCCGGGTGGACTTCATCAACCGCGTCGGGCTGAACCTCCGCGACCTGGCCAAGCAGCTCACGCTCAAGAAGATCGTGGGTGGGGTGGAGTCGGTGCTGGCGAAAGACTGGTTCATTGTACCAGAGGCTTCCCCGTCTCCGGAGGGAATCTCCCTCGTATACAGCGCGGATCCTGGAAGCCAGCGCATCCTGTCCGCCACTTTCGATTGCTGGCCGAACGACACGACGGGAAGAATGGCGTACTTCGGAGACGAGCTGGCCTCTTAGGACGTCCAGACGTCTAGAGCAGTCACACAACAAGGAGCCATATGAGCGAGTCACGCACGGAACTGCAGACCGACCTGGCAGCCTATTTCCCTTCGGAGGGGAAGCCAATCCTCTTCGCGGGCAAGAAATACCTGGTGCCGAACTTCGGCGATCTGAAAATAGACGATGCGCTACGCCTCCTCAAGGCCGAGGAGGAACTGCTCGGAAAGGGTCTCCTCGATCAGTTAGAGCTTACGGCCGAGTATGTGGCGATCCTGATCCCGCAGATGGACCGGGAAACGATTGGAAGCATGACTCAGAATCAGGCGGTGGTGATCTACCGGATGGCACTTGGGCTGGCAGAGTTCCCTCCGATGGCCGACGCGGCGCCATCCGATTCGGGCACCGTTTCGCCGCTCTCGGCCGTTTCTACGGATGGACCTGGCGCGACATCCGGGAGTTGACCGTCCGCCAGTTGCAGCGGTTTGAGGAGCTGATCCCGGAGATCCGGGCGCAAGAACGGCTGGACGAGTCGATGGTCGCCCTGGCTGCCGTCTTGCGGCCGAAGGATCGGATGAGAATTTTGAAGCCCTGGATGGATCTGGCACACGGTTCCGCCAAGCCTGCCCAGCCGAAGGATCACGGGCGGGCCTGGGATAGCTTGCGGACGATGATCCGCGCGGGGAAATAGATGTCCTTCAGCGACACGTCAATCAAATTTACAGTGGACGATTCCACACTCCTGGTCGGGCTCACCGGCATTCAGAGGGCCGTCGAAGGGGTCGCGGCGAAGATGGGCTCGATCACCAGTCACGCCAACATGGGGGCGGGCCTGGAGAAGCAAGTCGGGCTCATCGACACGCTCAAGACCAACTGGATCGCGTTCTCCGCCGCCGCCGTCGGTGCCTGGATGGCGGTCAACAAAACCATGGAGATTGTCGAGTTGGGCGCCAAGGCCCAGCAGGCGGAGGAGTCCTTCCGCCTGGTCGCGGCCTCCTCGGGGATCGCGGCCGATGCGCTGCTCGCCAACCTGGACCGCGCGGCGGCCGGGACGGTGGATGACTCCGACCTGATGCAGTCCGCCGTCAAGGGCATGATCCTGGGGCTCGACGATACCCAACTTACCAAAATCATGGAGGGGGCACGCATCGCGGCTCGGTACGCCGGGACGGACGTGAAGACCGCATTCACCGACATCACGAACGCCATCGGAACCGACATGCCGCGGGCGCTCAGGCGGTACGGGATCATCACGCGGGAAGAGGCAAGTCAGGTTCAAGCAGCCGTCACGGCGGGCGTTGGGTCTGGGCAACTCTTGGCAATCGTGCTTGCCCACATGGCGGTCAACACCGCGAAGTTTGGCGAGGCCCAGCGGAACGCGGCCGAGGGCGTGCAGATCTTTAAGGCCACGGTCAATGAGTTGTGGGAGACCCTCGGCAAGGGGACCATCAAGGGCCTATCGTTCGGACTGGCTGGAGCGTTTGGGGAGGCTGGCTTGCTGGCGAGGCAGGCGGCGGCAATCGCCAACCTGGCCGGGGCTGGAAATCTGTCCTCCGACCTGACGGAAAAAGCCAACCAGATGATGGCGAAACGCAATGCCCTGCTCGGAGTCACGACGGAGGCGGATAAAAAAGCATCCGAGGCTTCGGACGTGGGCGCCAGGGCAAAACTGAAGCAAGCGCAAGATGTGCTCGCGGCCGAGCAGGCCAAGGTCAAGGCGGCGGCCGAGTGGGGGAAGACCTCCACGGATGCCATCAAGGCGGCGGAAGAAGGGATCAAGGCATACGAAGAGGGATTGAAGGCCGAGAACGCGGTCAACGCGGAAGCCATCGCAGGCCGGGACGCGGCGCTCGCAGCGTCATTCAAGGCCCGTTCGGCGCTCGGGCAAACCAGCATGCTGGAAGAGATAGCCGAATTGACCCGGCTCGCAGAGCTGCAATGGCAAGACAAGGCCAAGCGTATTCAAGGCGATGCGGCGGTCCAAAAAGCCACCATGGACATGACCACCACGATCTTCGAGCACGAGAAGACGATGGGGATGAAGTCCTTGCAGGATGAGATTGAATTTCAGCGCAAGAAGACCGCCGCATACGTCGAGGGATCGCCGGCAAAGATGAAGGCTCTCGAAGCCGTCTACACGAAAGAGCAGGAGTTGCGCGACAAAAGCAACAGCGCGGCGCTCGGATTGATCGGCCAGGCGGCGGAGCGGCTCAAGGCCAGGGGCATAGAGAGCGCGAGCAGGATCGATGTAGAGCTCGAGATCGAGCGAATGCAGCGGGAACAAGGCCGGGCATCCGGCGATGTTGAATACTGGGCGAAATCCGGCACCTTCAGGATGGGCCTCGACGCACTCGAGATGGGCTATCGCGTGAAGGGGACATTGGACAAGGCCAAACGCGAGGGTCTCGGGGATGCGACCGACATCTTCCAGCAGGGGGCGGCCTCCGATGCATTTCGGCCCAGCGCCGGTCCGGCACCTTTCCCGGCCATCCTTGGCGAAAATAGC